ATTTCCACTAGCAACCACCCCAAAGCACTCTGGCCGGGTGTCAAAGGTTTCTGGGGTCGCACCTACAATGATCATGTGACCGAGTACACGGATCTGGTCGACACCGATACCTCCGAAAGGGCCTACGAAGAGTTCGTGCAGATCACGGGCTTTGGCCTTGTCCCGGTCAAGCCGCAAGGTAAAGCTGCAGAATACGATTCGGAAACCCAGGGTCCCACTACTCGCTTCGTCCATGTGGCATATGCCCTCGGCTACATCGTCACGCACGAAGAGCTGCAGGACAACCTCTACATGGAGGTCAGCAAAACGCGGGCGACCAGCAATGCTCGTGCCTTCCGCCAAACGAAGGAACGTGTGGTCGCCAATATGTACAACCGGGCGTTCTCCAGTTCCTACCTTGGCGCCGATGGTAAGGCTCTGTGTGCGACGGACCATCCGAACGTTTCTGGCGGTACGTACTCGAACAAGCTCACGGTCGACGCTGACCTGTCGGAAGCCTCCGTCGAGGACATGCTGATCCTGATGATGCAGGCGACGGATGATCGTGGTTTGCTGATCAACCTGATGCCTCGCAGCTTGCATGTGGCCCCGGCAAACTGGTTCAACGCGAATCGCATCTTGAAGTCGGCGTACCAAACCGGCAACGCGAACAACGACATCAACGTCCTGAACGCGACGAATGCCTTGCCGATGGGTGTGAAGCTGAATCACTACTTCACGGCGCCGCAAGCCTGGTTCGTTCGTTCAAATGTCGAAACCGGCAAGGGTCTACTGTACCTCGAGCGCGAAGGTATTACGTTCGAGCAGGACAATGACTTCGACACGAAGAACGCTAAGGCCCTGGGCTATGAGCGTTATTCTGTCGGGTTCGTTGATCCGCGCGCCCTCTATGGATCGAATGGGCCGTAAGGACTGGTAAGGGGTGGGGTGGCGTGATCGCGTTACCCCATTGTAATATGTTCATAACTCAACTCAAGGAGAATCAAATGGTCGCAAAGAAGAAAACCCCTGCACGTCCGGCTCCCGCTCGTCGTCCCGGTAAGTGCTGAAAGCAGCAATAACCTTACGAGCTAAGGCTCGTTAATCCAATAACGTAAGGAGTTTTATCATGGGAAATCCCACTCGCTTCAAGAATGGCGTCACGAACAACGGTATCAATACGCCTACCGGAAACCTGACTGTTCCGGATCGCAACAATCTGTGCATTTACCAGAATGACTTCCTGCAGTATGCCGCCGGTGACTGGACCGTTGTGGCTGGTGGCGCCGGTTCGAGTACCGCTCTGTCGACCACGATCGCGGGAGGCGCACTGGCTCTCACCTGGGGTACTTCAGGCACCCAGTCCAACACCCTGACTGGCGGCGCATTCAACTTCAATCCTGCAACCTCCAACGGCAACGGTCTTCAATTCTGGTTCGAAGCTGGATTGGTCCTTCCGGCAGATACCTCCGCTCCGAACTATGTGATTGGCGCGATCAAGGGTGCCCCGACCTCCCCGTCCGACGGTGTTTACTTCACGAAGGCCGCCGCAGGAACCGCCTGGCAGATTGTGATCAAGGCCGCTGCAGCCAGCACCACGACGGTCACTCTTCCCTCCCCGGCAGTCGCAGTAAATTCCGCTCGTACGTCGATTGGTTTCTACTACGATGGTCGCGGCAATCCGACGTTGTATGTTTACTATGGCGGAATCTGCGTAGGTTCCTTTGGAGTCAACGGGACGCTCGGAACCCTGGCGAATCTTCCCGCCAATACCATTCTCCTCAATCCGACGATGGCTATCGGCACGGCAGCTGGTCCGCTCAATGTGGATTATCTGACTTGCGCTTGCGAAATCGCAGCCCGCGTGTGATGACAATGGGGGACCAGTTCCCCCACTAAAGGAGATTCAAGATGCGACCAATTCAAATCAGTAAAACGGGGACAGGCACTACTGCCTGGGTTCCGCTCAATTACTGCGATCCTAATTTCCTTGTTGGTTTGGGATTGACCGTCAGCGGTACGATTACTACCGACGTGGAGCACACTTTCGATAATGTGCAGGATTCCGCCGTTACTCCGATTGCGTTCAAGCATTCTACGCTGACTGCTAAGAACGCGAATGCGGATGGAAACTATGTGGTTCCGGTCCGAGCCATCCGTCTGAATAATACGGCAGGCACGGGAACATCCACACTAACTATCATCCAGGGAGGTATGTGATGGACCTCAACTCCGTAGGACAATTCCTGGATCTGATCCAAGATCCTAAAAAATACGCGGAAGCTTTACAGCGTATGAAAGACGAGCAAGCTCGAATTAACAAGGCTATTGAGACTGTTGGTAAGGTAGCGGAAATCGAGTCGATGCACGAAGCGGCGACTGTAGCTTTGGAAGCTGCGACGAAGAAAGCTGATGAGATTCTGGCCGAAGCGGAACGAGTTGCGGAGGGCAAACGCGCTGAGTTGCAAATTCAAGCACAAGAACTCGCGGAAAAGAATGAGTCTGTTACGATCGCTCTTGCCGCGGCCCGTGACGAACTCAAAGCAGCCAAGGCGAAGACGAAGGAATTGGCGGATCGAGAGAAGCAGATTACCGTGCGTGAAGCGGATATTGTAGCGCGCACTGGATATCTCGATCAGTCCATTGCCGACTTTAACGCGAGGGCTGAGAAGCTCCGCATGGCCATTCAATAACATGAGCGCCTCCGCCGAACAAATCTCCGACTGGCAATTACAGGTTCTGATTGACGAAGCCAGTCCAACCGTCCTGTACGTCGGGGATTCGGCACCAGGCTCCGCAACATCCGACGCTGTTTGGCGTATCTACAAGATCGTGATCTCCTCGGGATTGTCCTTGAAGTACGCCGACGGCAACACTCGTTTTGACAATATCTGGGACAATCGTACCAGTCTAACTTATTAAGGAGTTTCAACATGCCTACCGCATCCTATGTAAAAGTCACTACCGCTAATGAAGATCTCGCCGAAAGTATCAATTGTGGTTCCGATCAATGGGCGATTGCCCTGACGAATACAGTTCCTGGTTCGAAGACCTTCACCTCCGGCACTACCGACCTCGCTACTTCTGGCGGCTATACCGCAGGTGGAGCGAACGTCACGACAAATTCCAGTGGGATGAATGGATCCGACTTTGTCCTTGTGCTAGCGGACCCCGCGGTCTGGACGGCAACAGGTGGAGGCTTTACCTTCCGATACGCGATCCTGGTGAACAAGACCGTTACCCAGGGCGCCAATGGAACGAACGTGGCTTATTGGGATTACGGCTCCAGCCAAGCAGTTGCTGCGGGCGAAACCGTTACGGTCGACCTGGATCAAACAGCCACTGTCGGCGTGTTCAAGATCACCTAATTCGGAGGTTCCATGGCTCAAGCAAATGATTCCATCCTGGTAACTCCAGGATCGGGAGCTACCGTAGCGACCCAACTTGCGAACAGCAAGGAATATCAGGTGATGTGTGTGGCTGATGAGGGTGGGCATATCTTGGGGAGCAAGGATGCCTACATCTACGCGATTGCCTCCCAAGTTCATGTCGCGTCAGCGAATACGATCCACTGGGATCTTTTCAATGCCGATGCTGCCCTGCTGGTCAGGGTGGTATCTATCAAGCAAATTCCAAATATCGCCACCGCTGTTACTGGTGTCGTATTCAGTTGGCAGTTGTTTCGCACATCGGCTGTCGGGACCGGCGGCTCAGCGCAGACAGCTTGGCTTCCCGACCTGTCCCAGACATCTCTCGACGCGGATATTACTTGCCGCTCGAAGCCAACCGGGGGCGCGACAACTTCCGGTAGCTCCATCAAGGACTATGCATTGAGTTCGGAAGAAACAAATACAGCAACTATCCAGATCGCTTCTCAAGGCGGTCTTGAACTGGTGAATCAATCCCTTACAGGGGACCTGACCAACGGAAACCAGCACGGTATTCTTTTGCGTCAGAACCAGGGATTAAAGTGCGTCCAAGTAACAAACTCCGCCGCCGGTAACACAGGGTGGGAAATCACCATCACCGTAGAATAAGTAATGTCCCTGCTCCTCCTCCTTCCGCATAACGAAGTAGCGAACTATGTGCTTACAGCACAGGGAGGAGTGTACAATGTAACTGGTGCTTCGGCAACAATATCGCGGACATTCAATAACCCGATTGTACAAACAGTTTATAATGTTGATGATTCTGGGTCTACATCAACCACCATAGCAGCGACACTAACTGGTGTAACGGCTGGTAATTGTATTATCGCTTATTGCGGTTGGGATTCTCCCTCTAGTGAAACGGCTAGTGTAGGGTTCTCTCCTGGAAGTGGCGGTCTTTTATATTCTGAGGTAAGAAACGCTACTGCTGGTCACTCAGGAGTTATCGCTCACAAGGAAGGTTGTGCTTCCGGCGATCATACAGTAACATTTACTTTTTCCGGGGCCGTTGCCTATCGACGAATTCGTATTGCTGAAGTCTCTGGTATCGCTACATCTAGTGCTTTTGATACTTATCTTGGTCAGGCTCAAAATGGTGTCGGAAGTGGAACTAATTCTATATCATCTGGAACAGCTGCTTCCACATCAAACGCTAATGATTATGTCTTTGGTCTTGGAGAAGATTGTGGAAATGTCGATCCTGGCTCCGGCACAATGTCAGCGGGAACTGATTATACACTAGAAGGCACAAATAAAATTGTTTATCTGGAATGGAAACCTGTTTTTGCTACTGGAACACAGACCGCAACATTTACAGATACTAAAAATTCAGATAGAATTACATTTGTAGTAGCTCTTAAGAGAGCGGCTGCTGCTGGCTATACTCTCACCGCACAAGGAGGTTCTTATTCACTGGCGGGTGGAAATGCAGTGCTGTTACGCAGTAAGAATCTTGTCGCCTCCGGGGGATCGTATGCACTGACTGGTACGTCTGCTGTTCTCAAAAGATCAAAGTATATTCTTGCGAATGGTGGCTCCTATGCTCTAACGGGTGCTTCCGCGATCCTTCAGAAGAATCTTAACTGGAATCTTACGGCACAAGGTGGGGCGTATTCTCTTACTGGAGCGAGTGCAGGACTCTTACGCTCAAAGAGGATTGTTGCAAGCGGTGGTGCGTATGCTTTGACAGGAGCAGCGGCAACGCTTCTTCGCTCAAAGTATATTCAAGCGTCCGGGGGTTCCTATACCTTAAATGGAGCAAACGCAATCTTACTGAGGAGTAAGGTTATTGTTGCTTCCGGTGGAACCTATACTTACACAGGCCAGAATGCGGTTATTACGAAATCAACGGTTACTGGTTATACGTTGACCGCTTTGGGAGGATCATACTCGCTCGCAGGTGCGTCTGCCATTTTACTCCGTAATCGGAATCTGTCGGCTTCTGGGGGAGCGTACGGTCTGACCGGAGCTTCTGTGAATCTGGTTAAGGGAAGAGTTCTCTCCGCGCAAGGAGGTTCTTATACTCTGACGGGCGCCCAGGGTATAATCAGCCGCAATAGAAAATTAACAACCACTGGTGGTGCATATACTCTGACTGGTGGATCCGCTACTATCAAGCGTGGTCGGATATTGACCAGTACGGGCGGAGTGTATACTTTAGTTGGTGCCTCCGCGAATCTCGTCAAGGGCCTTGTTCTCTCCGCGCTCGGAGGTGCTTATAGTTATCAAGGATCGTCTGCGAATATTCGAAGGGATAGAAATCTTTCTGCAACGGGGGGAGTATATAGTTTAACTGGTGGTTCTGCTTTAATCAGCAGAGGGCGTTCTCTTACAGCTTCTGGCGGGGAGTATTCGCTTACCGGGGCTTCCGCAATAGTTTCGCGTAATAGAAATCTTTCCGCGACTGGTGGAGTATATACTTACACCGGCGCGCAAATCAATTTTACTTACGTTCCGATTTCAGCAAATTACACTCTTACCGCACTTGGAGGTTCATACTCACTCACAGGAAGTTCTGTTACTATCCTTCGTTCGAAGCAAATGATCGTACAGGGAGGAACGTACTCACTGACAGGACAGACTGCTATTCTTTCCAGGAATCGCTCTCTCTCTGCGCAAGGTGGTTCTTATGCGCAAGTTGGTGCGAACGCCCTACTGCTCCGGAGTAAATTGATTACAGCTTTCGGAGGGGATTATACACTTACCGGAGGTGCTGCTTCTCTTAACAGAAATCGTGTCCTTCAAGCATCGGGGGGAGCTTACACCTATACCGGTAGTTCGATCAATATTAGCTTTGTTGGTGGGGCTGTTTGGCCGAGTCCAAGCCAGGTTCTTAAGGGTGTTGTGTATGGTCCGACTGGCTCAGACTATGTAGGAACCCTCGATTACTTCGGACTGAAATTTGACATCACTACAAAGGGATTTGTCAAGCCGTTGACAGATAAATTTGTAATGCTGTTAAAACGGGATGTTATCTAGGAGATTGCTATGTCCCAATCTTATTACAAAGCAGGAGATAACAATGCGATTTGCGATACCTGTGGACGCATTGTCAAAGCATCCTCGCTACAAAAAACCTGGGATGGGTTCTATGTGTGCCCTCGTCACTGGGAACCGCGACATCCTCAAGACTTTGTTCGGGCGATTCGGGAAGATCCGACTGTCAGGATCAACCGCCCCGATACGGAGCCAACTTTTGTTGCGGAGGCTGATGCACTTCCGCTACCACCGAATCCTTTAGGAGTTTGATATGGCTTTGTCTGGTGTAACAACCTTTACTATGACACGGAATGATTGCATTAAAGCGGCATTGCGAGTTCTTCGAGAGTTGGGAGCTGGTGGAGTTCCTACGATTGAGGACTATGAGAACTGCAATCAGGCTCTTAATATAGTGCTGAAGTCTTGGCAGATGCGCGGAATTCCGTTGTGGAAGCTGGTTGAGATTAGCTTTCCTTTGTTTCCCGCTACGGCATTATATCCCCTAGGATTGGCGGGCGGGTCGATTGTTGACGCAGGAATTACGATTGTTAATCCTGGTAGTGGTGGTACAGACGGAACATGGGTGGAGCCTGTTTTAGATACTGGTTCCGGTGTTGATGGAGAAGTTGAATACAGAATCGACGGCGGAATCATTACTTTTGTTACGGTCACTGTGGCGGGATCTAATTATAGTTCTCCGTGGGTGCAGTTTACTAATGCCGCTGGGGGAGATGAAGTAACTATTGTTCCATTAGGGCGTGGGGGAGCTCGTCCTCTTAAATTTCGCGATGCCTGGATTCGAGATGATGCAACGGGACAAGATACCCCCCAACTACAGGTTGCTCGGCAGGATTATAATCAGTTTGGGTACAAAGCTCAAACAGGTGTCCCGAATCAATACTGGTATGATCCCCAATTAGGCACGGGAATTGTAACTGTGTATCCGGTGCCTACTGCGCTCGGCCGAACTTTCTACGGGATAGTACAGATGCCGATCCAAGATATGGTTACAGCAACTGATAATTTCGATCTCCCGCAAGAATGGCTTCAGGCGATCAAGTGGGGGCTCGCGGATGAACTTTCCTTAGAATATGGATGCCCGGCAGATGTTCGTGGAGAGGTTGCTGCAAAAGCA